GTTGTTATCTTCTACGATAACGTGCATTGAAGTCTTAGCTAGTAATTTAAGAACGTTTCTTTTAGCTGCATCAGCTTTTGGGAAGTTCATTGTTAAAGTCTGAGTATAGAAGTTAGTCCCATTCTCTAAAGAGTGATTTCCTTCTTCACCGTTTGAAGCTGACTGAGGTCTAAACTTGAAAGTGTAGAACGTTTCAGTACTTGCAACGGTATCAATAACATCATCAACATCATAAGTGAAAGTAGTTGTATCGGAATACGCTCCAATATAAACCGTTTTAACTCCACCAATCGAATCTTGACAAGCTAAAGGAATACCATTTGTTAATACGCAATTTGCCATAATTTATAATTTTAATTTTTGTTTATAAAAAAAAGGGTAGGCAAATCTTACCTACCCTCTTTTAATTTAATTTATTTATTTATTAGTTAGAAACTATTCTTTCAGGGAAAGCAAAGTTAAAACCAATTTTCATTTTTTGGATAACTCTAACTTCATCATTGTCTTCAGAATAAAAGATTTTGAAACTTTCAGCATCATTTAATAAATCAGTTCCAACAAATAAGTTAGAAGTTTCAGCTAAGAACATTCTAGCTAATCCATTTAAACCACCTACTCCAACAACTTTTACGTTAGTACCTGGAACGAATTGCTCAAATTGACCGCCTTGATTTTCAGAACCGTCATAGTGATAAAGGTTTGCATCTCTTAAAGCAGCAGCATAAATTCTATATTCAGCATACCCCATAAACAATACTAAGTTATCTGAAGCAACAACATCAGCAGGAATAGCAGCAACCATTTGGTCAACAGCAGCTACGATATTTGCAGCATTCATTGCTAAAGCAGTTCCAGTAACAACAGCAGCATCAGCGTCAATCAATTTAATTAAACCATCAGCAAAAACTAAGTTACCAGCTCCAGCAGTATTTCCTTGCCAAGCTAATACTTCCAACATCTTAGCAGTTTGACCAGCTAATTCTTCAGCATACATTTGTTCAAAAGGAATTGATTCGTTATAAGAACCAGGGTTCATCATTTTTTGTGTGTAATACGCTTCTAAAGTATTTAAACAAATAGCTTCATTCTTTTTAATGTCAGAAACTGTAATAGTTTTTTGTGTTAGAATTGTAGAACCAGCCGCAGACCAACCGCAAGCTCCAGCAGCCCAAGTAGGTGTTGAAGATAATATGTTGATAGTTGCTGCTGATTTGATACCAGGTTGTACTTGTATCATTCCAATAGTTTTAGACTCAAAAAGAGAAGCTCTAATTAAATCCATTGCGTTCTCGTCAGTATATGCTGTTAATCCAGCTACGTTTAAACTCATTTTATTTAGTTTTAATGTTAATTATTTCGTTAATTGTTTTATTGTATTTATTAGAAAGGAATCTTAAATTAGTAACTCCATTTTCTAAATCTGATTTAATTTCTTCTATTGTAGAATCAATCTCAATCACTTCAACTTTTTCAATAGTTGGTTTAGTTTCTCTTTTCTTCTTTGACATTACGGTTGTAGGTTTTTAGTTTTTCTATTACCAAAAAAGTTTAAAGCATCTTGTTTTTTGTTAGCTGCAAACTCTTTTTTATCAACTTTAATTTCTTCTTCAGCAGGCTCATCAGCTATCAAGCTAACAATGTCTTTAATTGCTGAAAACTTAGAAAGTAGTTCATCTAGTTTAGTTTCTAAAGAATCAATTCTAGCGTTGTTAGGGTCTTCAACAACCACTTCTTCGCTCATTTCTTCTTCTTCAACAGCTTCTTCTTCAGCAACCGCTTCGTTAATTTCAGTAATAAGCCCTTCAGCCGATACTACTACAACAGTTCCATCTTCTAGAGTCAAACTAGTGTCTTCGGTAATACCGACAACAACAGCCCCAACTTCTAAAACATCACCTTCTACTTCGATAGATTGACCATCTTCAGTTGATACTGTTAAAAACTTAGCTTCAATAACTTCGTCTTCTTTAACAATAACTTCTTCAGACAATAACAATTTTACCTTTTCGATAATAGTCTTGTTTTCGTTCATATATAAATTATTTAATTGTTTAACTATTAATAAAAGTATATTACTTTTGTTTGTTCCATTTTGCTCTCAACTTAGCAACTTTTTCATCATCAGTATCATCTGAAGCAATTAGTTTTCTTAACCAATCTTCACTATTAAATTCAGCTTTCTTTTGTCCGAACATACCTTCAACAGAAAAACCTAATACTTCACCGCTTTTAATCTTAGCCCATACTTCAGGATTATCTACTTTATAAGTTACCATCCAAGTTCCTTTTGGTAATCCTTCAAAACCTAAAGCTAAAGCCTTATCATTTGTTTCATCTTCAATAATCCAACTTTCAATAACTGTAACATTATCAACTGGTGTTTCGTGGTCAAGATTAGCACCTATATTTTTAGACTGTTTAAAATACATTTCGTTGCAAAGTCTAATTGTATCTTCGCTAAAGAAAACAAAAAATTGATTACCTTCAGAATCTTCTCTAATAATTTTTTGGTTTGGAATCATTGCCGCTCCAGTTACTAAATGTTTATCTTCATCTTTAAACTGAAACTTCTTTTGACTTTCTTTGAAGTACATAAAGTCAACTTCGATAGCTGGACTATCAACGAATGAAATTATATCAACTCCAGTTTCATCATCTTCACTTACTAACATTTCTAATATTAAATCTTTATTTTCTTCCATAATTTTAACCTATTTCACTACGTTCTTGATAATTGTTTATTCTGTTTTGTGTGTTTGTAATATCGCTTTCTAAGACTATTGCTTGAATTGGTTGTTGATTTATTCCAGCAGAACCGCCAACCGTTTCAGTATCGGGAGCTTCTAAAGAACCCCTACTAAATAAAGCATCTTCACTTAAACCGCTTGTTGAAGCTGAAGCACCACCGCTTAAAGAAGGTTTACTACCAGCAGAACCGCCCTTTTTTAAAGCCGCTAAACCTTTAGCAGTTGCAGCAATAGAAGAGCCTATTCCTAAAGCAGCCGAAGCTGTATTTATACCAACAAAAGGTTGACCAGCAGTAACTGGGAAAGCTGCAACAGCCTTCGCATTTGCCACGATAGTCGATTGAATTGTCTTAGCTATTCCAATAGCGTTATCAGCTATTAAAGAAGCCGCTTGTAACGCTTTATTTTTCTCGTCCATTGAAGCGAGAGATTTGAAAATGTTACCAACATTATCTAAAGCCGCACCCCTTATTTCTGCTTTTGCGTCTTCAACCGCCTTTAATCTTGCTATCTCTTCTTTGTCAGCTTTTTCTTGAGCCTTTACTTTATCATTAGAATCTTTTTCGGCTGTTTCTAATTCTTTTTCTGCTGCTGCATTTGCTGCGTCTAATTTTGCTTGTTTCGCTTCAGCTTCTTCTTTTTCTAAAGCTATCCTATTGGCTTGTTGTTCACTTCTAAATCCTTCCTGTTGAGCTTCAACGGCTATCAATTCAGTTTGTAAAGCAAATATTTCTTTACGTCTTTCAAAATTAAAACCTAATTCTTTTTGCTCTAACCTTAAAGAGTTAATTCTTCTGTTGATAGTTCCCTTTTCAAGTTTCTCCTGCTCTTCTAAGATACGCCCTAACTCTTCATTAGCTGCAATACGTTCAGCAAAAGACTTAGTAAAATCATCTCTTATCTGCCTTTGTCTTTCTGCATCTCTATCGCTTGCTTCTCTTATTCTAGTTTGTTGAAGTTCTAGTAATTCACCAGCTTGTTGGTTTGATATAATAGCTTTTGAATTTTCAATTAAATTTTCAGTATATTCTCCTACTGCATCAGCTAAATCACTAACACCGTCAACAACTCTATCAACTGTGTTTTCTACACCAGTCGTAACATCTACAAACTTTTTAGCAGCATCTCCAGCAGAATCTAAAGCCCCAGTAAAATCACCGCTAAAGACTTTTTTAATTGCATCACCTAATAAACCAAACGTATCAATTAAAGCATTAAAACGAACTTCTATATTGTTAACAATAGCATCTTTTAATTTTACTAAAGTTCCTGGAATATCTGAGAAAGCACTTGTAATACTTTCGATTGCTGGATTAAAGTTGTCAGAAATAAAGTTAAATAAATCATTAAATACTATTCCAATAGCAGTAGTTGCGATATTAACCGCATCCATTACTTTTTGATTTTTACCTAAAGCTTCTTTTAATACTTCAAAAGCTGTAACTATTAAACCGATAACTCCTAGACTTTTAGTTAAAGCACCAAAAGAAGAGCTTAATTTATTAACCCCACCAATAGATTTTTCAGCAGTTTGACCAGTCTTCTTAAGTCCATCATTTAACTTGTCAACATTATCAACAGCATCTTTATTATCAACCTTAACTTCTATTTCAATTGTCTTTGCCATTACTATTAAAAGTATTTAATTTAATTTTGTTTTTTATCTCTCTTCGATTAAGAATTGGGAATCTAATTCTATTGTGCAATTTTGTGCACTGCTAGTGTTTTCAACTTCCCAATAAACAAAATCGTTTTGAATTAACTCAATACCAAAAGTTCCAGTAAAATAAGAAACATCACGCCCACCGCTTAAACGGTCAATAGTTCTAAGTTGTGTGAACTCAGTAGTTAAAACGCCACCACTATCTTTTATTAAGTAAATTCTATATTCATCGTCTTGCCTACCTTCTAAAACAAAATCAAAAGTAATTCTATATTCTAGTGGGTCAATACCTAAATTTCTTAAACTCCAATTATTATTTCCGTCAAAATGTTGCAAGTCGCTTTGTGTCCAAGTACCTAGTAATAAAGTTTTTGTATTTATAGCTGAAATTGTTGTTAAAACTTCGGTTGTTATTTCTGAAGCCCCACCGATAAAAGTGTTTGGAATCCCTACATTGTTATCCCAATTAGAACACAAATCAGAGCTTAAAACGTTGGGAGTTATATTTGAATCGCTTGAATCCGTAACACCGCCCCTCGTAACAATGCAACCTTTCAATTGTAGTGTTGAAGGGTTAGGGAAGTCGGCTGGTATAAAATCAAGTAAAGGTTGTAAATCTCCTAAGTCAACATTTATATCTGTTAAAAATCTACTATTCATTTGGAATAAAGTTCCAGCCTTAAAAAGTGGTTCTGTTGTTAAATCACTCATCGACCTCACTATTGAGGTAGTAATTCTATAACCACCAAGCCAAAGACCGTGCAAAGTTAATGAAGGCGAACCACCAAAACGACCTGTACCGCTCTCGAGTCCTTGTCTGTAATCATATAAATCACCTAAATTGGTACAGTCAATATAATTCACCCTTGCAAACTCAAAAGCATTGAATCCTGTAGCATCGTATATCTCATAAACCTTAGAGTTAGTACCTGTCACGCTTACGTAATAATCAAAGCCTAACATATTACCAGAGCCAATAGCAATGCTTTCGCTTATAAACATAGTATAATTGTCCTCACTCGAAGTTAAGCCGCTCACATCAAAGCTAAAGCCTTTTAAAGTCATTCCAGTCGTAGGGACTGTAATTTGTGTAATTCCTAAATCAATAATACCATCTAAAAAATACTCTTTAGTTGAATCAATAACACCACCCAAAGTTGTAGCAATGTTATCTTGTGTTACTATTATTCTATTTGCTAAGTCGCTAGGTATGTAAGTCATATAATTATATTAAATTCCATTGAGTACCGTTAAAAATCAATCTTATCGACTCGTAGTTTTGTGTCATTGAGTAAGTTGCAAGTCCGATTATATTAACTAGACCACCAGCAACCGTAACATTTACAGAGCCACAAAGACCAAGACTATCAATTATTTCTATCTCTCTATTTAATGGTGGGTTATCTTCTAAGGTTATTGTGAAAGCCGCTCCAGTTGCTTCGACATAAATAATTCCATCAGTTGATAAGACTTGATAAGTAGTTTTAATATATTGAGTATCACCTTTAACAGTAACACCATTGACAATATGCAAATCTCCAATATAAAACTCGTTTGATTGCGTTATAATTTTACCATCAGCACCGATAACACCTGAGTTTTCTACGTTTGAAAAGATTGTGTTGTTATCACCTTGAATAATTATATTAGTAGAACCGTTCCCGATTAAGTTGTTATTACCGTTTATATTTGTGTTTGGACTGTCTTCAGCTATTCTGTTACTACTTCCAACAATCGAACTACCATCAGAACCACCACCAATAACGTTATCAGTTCCAGTAATTGTTGAAGCAAAAGAACCGTCTTGATTAGTTGTTCTATAATTTGGTAAAGTATTAAAACTAGTTGCTAAGTCATTTGTTTCAGTTGGTGTTATTACAATAGGGATTACTTCATCTTCAGAAACAAAAGCAACACCTTCAATAATTTTAATTAATTCAACCTTAGTTAAGTCATCACTTAAAGGGTTGTAATCTATAATTTTATTTACATAGTAGTAAGCATCTTTAACCCAAATTTTAGTATTTAGATTATCTTTAATAAAATTAATATCTACTTCATTCAAATAGAATTTAGAAGATAATAAACGACCTTCAGCAATTTGCTGTATTGTATTCTTCCAGTATCTATTGTAACCGTTATTATTTGTAACGCTTGTAATATCACTATAAAAATAGAAGTTATTTAAACCGAAGTTAATATCTATTGTTGGCAATACTGGATTGTCAAAATGTCCAGCGTAAGGGTAAGTAGTATAATTAGTTGTTGTTGGAGTTCCTGAGTCAACTGAATTAATTGTAAAGTTACCACTAAGTAAACCGCCCCAATATAAAACCCTAATATTTTGAGCTGGGTTATTTGTTGGAATTGAAGACACAATATAATCTTGAGCCGCTGAATTATAAATTAATGGAGTAGGTGAAAATATAGTTTCAATTTTCTTTGTACCTTTAACAAACTCATTAGCAAAAGTTATTTTCTTTTGACCGTAGATAGTTGAGCCGTCAACCCCTTCAGTATAATTTTCGTTAAAAGTATCATCATCTTCTTTGTAACTAAAAATAATTTCTTTGCTTTGTAAATCTGAAAGCAATTTAATATTATCTTCATTACTAAAATCTTTTTTATCAGTCCAATCAACAGAACTACCAGCAGCGTAATAAGTATCTTTACTATCTAATAATATACGTTTGTTGTTTGTTGGGTCGGTTCTAATTATTAAATTGTATCTAGTAATTACATCATTAAGAAAATCACTTTGCTTAATATCTTTTGGAATATAGTTTGCGATAACAACATTATCATCATCAGTAATAAAACCGCTTAAAGGTTCGTTGTAAAATGTTGAGCCGATAGGATTAGTAACCGTTACATCAATAGGCACAAAAGCACCACCAGTCAAAGCATTGGTATTTTTATAATATAAAGCACCGTTTGAACTTACTCTAATTTTAAAATCTACAACATCACCAACGTTTAACTGTAAGGAATTAACAACCCCATTAGTCGTAAATGATTGGTCAACTGTATAAGAATTTCCAGCGTTAAAAGTTGAAGCAACACCTGCTCCAGTTGGTACAATTTGAGAGACTGGACTTAATGTTGTAACCGCTACATTGTTGACTAATAAAGAAACTGTTATACTATAAGTATCTAGTGAATTTATATTGTTTAAAACGTTACCATCATTCTTCCAAGTTTCAACTGCTGATGGTACGTTCCAACTC